ATGGTCACATCTGTATCCAGATCCAGAGCACCGAAAGCGTCCTTTGCAGCCCGTATGGCTCTTGAGGATGCAGATGTCGCCGACTCTGCAAGCCTACCGGCCGTGTCTATGATGCCCTCGGCCCAGCCCTCGCCCATCATCTTGCCGACCTCATCCCGGAAGACGGATGAGGGGCTGTGGATGCCAAGGAAGCCCTTGACTTTCGACAAGGCATTTGATGCAGCATTTCTTGCAGCTGTCGCAAGGCTGGAAGCTGCATTCGTGATGCCGTTCTTGATGCCGTTGATGACAGCTGAGCCGACACCTCTCCAGTCGATGTTTCTAAACGCCGCCATTGCATTCCTGCCGGCATTCCGCAGGGCGTTGACGATCATCGAGCCGGCGTTGCTGGCAGCCGTTGCGATGAAGTTAATGACTGTACGGCCGACGCCTCTCCAGTCGATGGACCGGAAAGTCCGAAGCGCATTAGAACCTATCGTCCGAAGCACTGTCGTGACAAGTCCTATTGCTCCACCGGCTGCAGATGCGATGAAGCTGATAACTGTCCGGCCAACTCCCCTCCAGTCTATGCTCCGGAATGTCTCCAGAGCCCTTGATCCGATGTTCCTGAGGGCGGTCATGACAAGACTGCCGACTCCGGACGCTGCTGATGCGATAAAGCTGATGACCGTCTTGCCGACGCCTGACCAGTCAATTGTCCGGAAAGCGATCATTGCTGTCTGTCCGATATTCCTAAGGGCAGTCATGACAAGGCTACCGACTCCGGACGCTGCAGATGCGATAAAGCTGATGGCAGACTGTCCGACAGAAGCCCAGTCGATATTCTTAAAGGCTTCCTTTGCGGTATCGCCGGCCGACTGGAATGCGCTGCTCAGATTGGCCGCCAGCGTAGGGAGATTGTCCACAAACGTCTGACCGACGCTCAGAATCATCTCTCCGGCCGTCGTGAGGATTGTGGGAAGATTATCCCATAAAGCCTGTGTGAGCCCGCCTACGATGCTCACAGCGCTCTCAGCGAGCATCGGAATTCCATCGGTCATCAGATAGCTCACCATCTGGCTAAGCATTTCTCCGACTCCATCAAGGAGCGCAGGGATATTCTCCAGAAACCCATCAAGGAATCCTGTCAGTGACTGCACGCCTGCCGAGACGAATTCCGGAACCTGCTGGATGATTCCGGGGACGACCTCATAAAGGCCAGTGAGGATGCCCTCGGCTATCTGCCTTGCACCGTCCAGCGCAGCCGGAACGGCTTTGGAAAGAGTCGACCCGATGTTGCCGATGCCCGAAAGGATGATGCCGACGCCGGATGAAGCGTCACCACCAAAGACCTGCGTCACGCCCTGCATGACCTCAGAAAAGGCCGGCAGGAAGTTAGAGAGAATATTCCTCTTAGCTCCATCCATGGCTGTCTTCATGTCCTGCAGGCTGTCCTGGTAAGCTGCTGAAGCTGCCACAGCATCATCTGACATCACGCCGCCCAGCTCATTCACGGCATCCTTCATCTTCTGGGTGTCTTCTGCGGAAGTATTCAGGAGAGCTGCCATCTCCTGTGCTCCACGGCCCAAGAGATCCTGTGCCAGAGCTGTCCGCTCCGTTCCGGCTTCCATGCCCTGAAGCTGAGTGATGACCGCAGAGAAGAGGTCTTCCTGGGACATCTTTTTGACATCATCAAGGCTCAGGCCAACCTTTTCAAATGCGTCTGATCCGTCGACTGCTGCGTTTGACAGCGTCCTGAGGGCGCCCTGCATGGTCGAGATGGATGTGCCGGAATGCTGAAGCACAGCATCCCACTCCTGATAGGCTTTTCTGGAGATGCCTATCTTCTGGCTCTGTTTATCAATCGTGTCGCCGTAAGCAGCAAGGTCACCGACCGCATCTATGGAGCTTTTAATGGCCATGCCGATTCCGGCGGCAGCAATTATCTTTTTCGCCACGTCAGCAAGGTTTGAGCCGACAGATTCGCCGGCTTCTGTTCCGGCTGACTCAGCTTCAGGCTTAATCACCTGCGTAAGCGAATTCGTGATGCCCTCCGCTGTCGGCACGATCTGCACGTATGCAGTCGCGATACGGTTAGCCACGGTCATCACCTCCCGTTAGTTTTTTCCATTCTCTGTCAAAATCCTCGCCCGAGACGAATGTCTGCACATCCGGCTCGTCTTCCTCTTTAGGCATCAGGATTTCCGTGATGCTCTGAGGGCGGTTCCTGTTCTTCTGTCCGTCCTCTGTTTTGGCCCACCATAAGAGTCTCAGGTGGTCGAGGATGGAAGCCTGCATAAATGCGTCCAGGGGGACGCCAAGCCCGTACATCTCGGCCCATATACGAGAAAAAGGGCGGAGGCCTGCGGCGAGGGTCGCCGCTGTCTTTACAGGCAGCGCCCATATATCATATATGCCGTAAGTCTCCGCCATATCGCAGGTTAGAGCTTGCTCGTCAAGGCCGATCATCTCGGCGAGGAGTATCAGTTTTTTGTTTCTTCGGACCCTCTGAGGATTCCGATAATCTCATCCAGCTCGCTCCATACGACTTTTGAGGGCACTCTTCCGCCGTATGTCTGGGCGATGTGCTTATAAAAAGCCTCTTCCTGAGCTGTGTCATTAAAGATGACCTCTGCCATGGAGCAGATGCCGTCTATCTGCCTGTTCTCATCCGTTGACTTCGCATCTCTATAGGCTTTGATATATCTCCAGTCAGAGGTCAGCCCCTCAGAGATGGAAAACTCAAATCCTGACTTTGTCTTTCCTGTGATCATGCTCATGCGCCTTTCAGATACTCATAGACAGTTTTCCCATTCGTGTCGGGATAGCATGTCAGGGTCACGCCAAGGCCGACCGCATTGTTATCAACATAGGACTCATCATCCAGAGCGGTAACCTTTGCCCTGGGGATCACGGTCCTTGCTGTGCCACCGCCACGGAGAACTCTGTCGATGACCCATGCTCTCTCTTCCATCGGGGAGCTGTCTGTCGTCGCTGTGATGCCGTTGCTAAGGTCGCCGGAAACATTGGCGTCGCCGTGGGTTACCTTGAGAGCGTTCACGTTGGTCGATTCGATCATTGTAAACTTAAATGTTACTGTCTTACCGCCATCGGCATCAAGGACATTGTCTCCGCCCCATGCCTTGATGGCTGTTGATTCGATAGCCTGGCCTTTGACTACGCCGGCATCGGAGATGTATCCGACGTGGCTGAAGCCTGTACCGAGGGTGGTTGTGGAATCTGTCGGCAGGGTTGCGGAAGTGGCGCCAAAAAAGACGGCACCTGCGACCGCGGGCTTGCCTGCCGTTACGTTTGCTACATTATTTGCCATTTTTCAATCCTCTAATAATGCGTGATATCAAATGTGGCATCATAGCGATACTGCATAGACGCCGTGTCTGAGTTGTTGTATCCGGGCGAATTGGGCGTGCAGGAAGCCACCTCGTTGAGGGTCACAGTGTCATCCATGATAGCGATGACTTCCTCGCATATCTCAGCCGCCCGGTAGAGCGACTTTGTGCTGATACATTTGACCAGGAGTAGAGCCGACCTAATGCGGTTGCTGACTCTTCCTCCGGATTTGTGTATCAGGATATATTCGTCTGCGATTCCCTCAGCAGGCTCCGTCATATATACAGGGACGGACGCCCGCTCGCTCAAAAAATCATAAATTGTTTTTTCGATCATAAATTATTCACGAGAGTATCATTCTCGGCATTGTCGAGAGCAGCTTCCTGTGTGTCTGTGTATACGGTCGCAAGGGTGAGCCACGTCAGAGGTGCGACTCTGTATCCGTATCCGTCCCCACATTTGGAAGCGATCTCTGCGGCCAGCTCCCCGCATACGCTCTCGCCTACCTCGTGGCGGAGCTCTGTCAGCCCGTCAGGGTCAAGCTCTATCCGTACGGTCATAGCGTTCTACCCGTATGCTTCCAATCCAGTCAAGCGGTGTGTTTTCTTCCATATACCGCTTGACCGCTCCCACGGCCCGGAAGGTCTTGCCCCAGAAAGAGACCCTGCAGTCTTCCCAGGCGTTTGTGTCGCCCTTTGGGATATGGATCTCATAGGCTTCCAGGACATTTTGAAGACCATCCTGTTCGGGAGCGGCATCGGCGCTGATGGGCGCGATCAGGACGTTGCTGACCTCGACCGGCGTCTCCTCATAGACAGCCTGCCCGAACGGATCAGAGCCCGTCTGTGTCTTGCTGTAAAGCGTTATCGTCTGTCCCTTGATCAAAGCCAAACATGTCCACCGTCCTTTTAATCTGGCGCCGGATTCCCAGGCGCCGGAGCTCTGAAATCTTGATAAAAAGCCCGCCGCCCGGATTGAGGAATGTCCCCGATACCGTATAGGGGCCGGCTGTCTGCGACATCTGAGACATGGGCTCTGAGCTGGTAGATGTCTGCAAGGTCCTCGCCACGACGTCTACTGTGACGGATTTGGCGACGCTCGCAAAGCTCGGCCTTGCTGCTATTTCTGCATCAAGGTCGACGCCGACACGGAGAGCCTCTTCTCTCAGGGAGTCGCAGACGATTGGGATAAGGGCCTCCGCCCTTGTCTTCTCGCTGTCTGACAAAGGACGCCAGAGCGCCTCGATGTCATTAACTGTCGCAAAGTCAGCCATGTATCACCTCTTACTGGCCCTACTGCTCAGTGATGCGTGCGAATGCAGCCTCGTCAAGGATAGCCCATCCGATGTAAGCCTCCGCTCTGAGGACTACCTGATTCTTTCGCTGCAGGTCTCCCAGGCCATCGGGATCGCCGTATTCGATAACCTTGAGAGGGATGTTCTCGGCGAAGCCCCAGCGGAATGCGGAAAAGTCGCCCAGGATAGCTTCATCTGCTGTAGCGTTAGCTGCCGCCTTGGCCACCGTGCTGTTTACATCAGCCGGAATGCCGTTGATAGAGCCGGGATTTGCGCCCATACGAAATTCCGGATAAGCATACGCTCTGTCGATCTTATACTGACCGAGAGCAGATGCAAAAGCCTTG